GAAATACTAAGTACAACATGGAGTATTTTGAACCGCCGCTACCTCTGAACGAAGTCAACGTCGTAGCCAAACAGGTTCAGCGCAAGGACTATGCTTATAAATGCAATGACGCGCCGATAAATGCACACTGTAACAAAGACCTTTGCCGCACCATGCAGTTTGGAATAGGTGCAGCGGTTGCGGGTGTGCCGATTGCAAATCTAAGGAAATACAACTCCTCCCCGCCCGTCTGGTTTCTAGATGTAAACGGAGAGCCTTTAGAATTAGATACCGAAGCTCTAATGAGCCAACCCGCCTTTCAAAAGTCGTGTATGGAACAACTCAATATAATGCCACGGTCTGTAGCAAAACAGCAATGGGAGGCTCGCATCGGTGCGCTGCTCACGGAGATGAAAGAAAACGAAAGTGCGATTGTCGAAGTAGCACAAGACGCCAGTATCAGCGGTCAGTTCTATGACTATCTTGAGGAGTTCTGTTCTTATCTACAAAACGCTCAAGACAAGGAAGAGATCCTGTTACGCAAGCCTTGGACAGACGACGAGTCGAAGTTAACTTATTTTAGACTGAAAGACTTTGAGGCGTTCTTACGCAAGAATAAGTTCTTTGAGTTCAAATCCCACAAGGTAGCGCAACGGCTACGAGACATAAACGGCGAGTCCACGGTCCTCAAGATCAAGGGTCGATCCGTCAGGGTATGGCATATACCTTCTTATGAAAGTGGCGATATGGAAATAGATCCACCAAAATTTGGAAACGAGGCACCATTTTGATAGACGAGTTTAAAAGGACGAGAAACAGAGAAATCGTCCGCATGATAGATGAGCAGCATATGACAGCAACTGCGGTAGCTAGGTGGTTTAACATCTCCAAGCAGCGCGTGTCACAGATATATAACAGGGAAAAGAATAATGTTCAGAATATTCGGACCACCGGGAACGGGAAAAACCACGACTCTGCTTAATATGGTGGACAAGGCTCTTGAAGAGGGCACTCCACCTTTGAGTATTGCGTTCTTGGCGTTTACTCGTAAAGCAGCCACTGAGGCCAAAGAACGGGCAGCGGCACGGTTCAAGCTAGATCCAAAGAAGGATTTGTTCTACTTCAGGACTTTGCACAGTCTAGCCCTGACGTTGTCTGACATAAAGCCCGAACAGATCATGCAGCCTGAGAATTACAAAGAGTTAAGCTTGGCTATCGGCATTAACCTTGTATCAGGGAGCGTATCCATAGACGATGATATATCCGACGTACTCAATAAGCATGACCCGATCATCAGCCTGATTAACTTAGCCCGTATAAAAAAGAATGATCTGCGGGATGAATACAACCATAGCTCCTTAGAGGACGATTGGAATACAGTAAACTTTGTTGCCAAGAGCCTACACGAATACAAAACCGCTTTAGGTCTGTATGATTTTACGGACATGCTGCAAAGCTTTGTGGATGACGGGCACCGCTTCTGTCCCCCGTTTGATCTATGCTTTTTAGATGAGGCTCAAGACTTATCCCCATTACAGTGGGACATAGCCCACCTGATAGAGCAAAAGACCAACCGAATGTATTGCGCGGGAGACGATGACCAAGCCATCTACCGTTGGGCGGGGGCAGATGTAGATCACTTCATAAAACTCGACGGCCCCTCAGAAACCTTATCAAAGTCCTATAGAATACCCTCTGTCGTGCATGGCATAGCAGAACGTATCTCTAATCGAATAAAAAACAGATACCCAAAGAAATATGAGCCAAGAATTGAAACAGGGAAATACGCTAGAATAACAGATGTAAATGAGTTGGACATGTCTAAAGACAGTTGGCTTGTACTAGCGCAAGCGGGATATCAACTACAGCCCGTGTCTGCCGATCTACGATCAAACGGATACCTGTTTAACTATCGCGGCTCACGGTCCATTGGCGAAAAGATAAGTGACGCCGTCAACGGGTGGACCGACCTGCAAAAAGGTAAAATAATTACAGGAAAGACAGCCCGAAACATCTACAGTTTTATGTCCGTAGGTAAACGGATTACTCGTGGATTTAAAAAGCTACCCGCACTTGAAGATAATGATATGGTGAGCTTGGCTGAGTTACAGATCCACCACGGGTTGGCAGTCGAGGAAGAAATGATTTGGTCCGAAGCCTTGGATAAAATACCCGATAAAGATAGAGCCTATCTTACATCTTTGCTGCGACGCGGAGAAAAGTTCAATGGCATCCCCCGTATAACAGTGTCCACGATCCACGGATCGAAGGGCGGAGAGGCCGACAATGTCGTGCTTTACACAGATTTATCTACAGCCGCAGACGCAGCGATGCAGATAAACCCAGACGATATGCACAGAGTTTTTTATGTGGGCGTAACCCGAACTCGTAAAAACTTGTATATCGTAGAACCAGAAGATGCACACAGGAGTTATGACTTATGATTTTATGGAATTACAAATGCGAGTGCGGATACAAATGGACTTGTTGGTGGGATAAATATTCTAAAGACATGTGCACAAAATGTAATATGTTTGTTGATCCAGAGGAGAAGCTTCAATGAAATGTTGGCACTGTAAAACTGAACTAATATGGGGAGGAGATCACGACTGCGAAGATTCTGAGGAATATGTAATGGAAACAAACCTCAGTTGCCCGCACTGTAACTCTTTCTACCTAGTATACTACCCAGAGGAAAAAAATAATGAAACGTGATGAAATATTGAGGCAAGCAGAAACATTAATTAACGGTGACCGTGCGCAAGATTACGGCGACGCTAAAGAAAACTTTCAAGACATAGCCGATCTCTGGTCGGTCTTTTTAAAAACAGAGATAACAGTAGAGCAAGTATCGGTCTGTATGATCTTAATGAAGTGTGCTCGACTGATGAAGTCTAACCACATGGACGGTTGGGTTGATATCTGTGGGTATGCTGCGCTTGGCGGAGAAAAGTAATGCCCCTACAAATGCACATGTTCGCCCCAAAAAGCGAGTGGGTTCCTCCGCATGATTTACCCGATCTAACGGATGCCAAACGGATTGCCATAGATGTGGAAACGAGAGATCCGCATATAAAATCAAACGGACCAGGATGGGCAACTGGAGACGGAGAAGTTGTTGGCTATGCAGTAGCCACCGACACATGGTCAGGATACATACCCATTCGCCACAATGGCGGCGGTAATCTAGACGAGAAGATCGTCAACCGTTGGCTCAAGAAAGTATTCGAATGCCCCGCTGATAAGATCATGCACAATGCTCAATACGATGCGGGTTGGATCAGACGTATGGGTTTTGATCTCAAGGGTAAGATATGTGACACCATGCTGATCGGATCTCTGCTAGACGAAAACAGGTTCAGCTACAGCCTAAACGCTCTAGCCTTTGACTATCTGGATAAAACCAAGTCAGAGAAACTACTTAATGAGGCGGCACAAGCCTTTGGTCTGGACCCGAAGTCAGAGATGTACAAGATGCCCGCCATGTTTGTCGGCCCCTACGCACAAGCAGATGCAGAGATTACTCTGGAGTTATACAGCTTCTTTCAAAGCAAAATGATTACTGAAGGCGTGTCGGATATCGTGGACTTAGAGACCAGACTACTGCCATGCCTGATCGATATGACTTGGCGTGGCGTTCGTGTGGATTTGGACAAAGCAGAGAGATTACGGGACGAGTTACTCAAACGCGAGAAGGCTGTTCTGCAAAACATTAAAAAGCTTACAGGAATGAATGTGGAAATCTGGGCGGCGCAGTCTATAGCAAAGGCTTTTGATAAGCTAGAATTAACTTATCCACGGACTGAAAAAGATGCCCCGTCGTTTACAAAGTCGTATCTATCGGACCACGTACATGAACTGCCCAAGCTAATCGTTGAAGCTCGAAACCTCAACAAGACCTCTGGCACGTTTATCAATACAATACTCAAGCACTGTAGATCCGATGGTCGGATACACTCGCACATTAACCAGATTAGGTCGGACGATGGCGGTACGGTTTCAGGGCGAATCTCCATGAACAACCCCAACCTTCAGCAAATCCCCGCCCGTGACCCAGAGTTAGGGCCAATGATCCGCGGTTTGTTCTTGCCGGAAGAAGGGGACCAGTGGGCCGCAATAGATTTCTCGCAACAGGAACCACGGATCTTGGTTCACTATGCACATGTATTTGGCAAGAATAGAAATAGCCCGCTACGCGGTGCAGAAGAGTTTGTGGACATGTATAACTCAGATCCAAAAACTGACTTCCACACAATGGTTGCAGAGATGGCTCAAATCCCTCGTAAACAAGCCAAGACCATCAACCTTGGTATGATGTACGGCATGGGCGTGGCGAAACTAGCCGATCAGCTTGGCATTGAGACAGACGAGGCCAAAGACATAATCAAGCAGTATCACTCGCGTGTTCCGTTTGTGAAGGGTTTGATGAACGGCGTGATGAACAGGCTGAATGAGAAGGACAGCAACGGTGAGTTACGCTCCTTACTTGGACGCAAGTGCCGTTTCCCGCTTTGGGAGCCAGATGGTTTTGCTATGAACAAAGCTTTGCGGTTTGCAGATGCCGTCAAAACATATGGTGATACCGTCAGGTTAAAGAGGGCTTACACCTACAAGGCATTGAACCGCCTGATACAAGCTTCAGCCGCCGATATGACCAAAAAAGCCATGGTGGATCTGTATGAAAGCGGTCATTTACCCCTTATCCAAATACACGATGAGATAGCTATGTCGGTAAAAAATGTCGCAGAAGCCAAAAATATTGCCAAGATCATGGAAAATGCGCTACCATTAAGTGTACCCAACTTGTGTGACGTGGAGATAGGTCCAAGTTGGGGATCTGCTCAATAGGCTTCACAGCTTCTGTCTCCCAACTGCCGCGGTTAGCTCCATTACCGCGGCTTTTTTCTTGCAACTTCCCATAACATCTTATATGTTCCTACATAATCAGAGGGGATTTGTTATGGATACTGAAAAATGGAAGAGTGTTTTGGTTCCGATAGAGATATATCAGGAGATCAAAACAATTTCTAAGGCTGAAGGGCGTACAATTAGTGGTCAATTGCGATTAATGTTTGAAATATACAAAAAACATCGTGAAGTCGCTTGACATGTCCCATAAACTCGCTTATGGATTGGACACCTCATAAAAAATGATTAGGCCTCAAACTTCGGTTTGGGGCTTTTTCATTTATACATTTTAACATAGAATGATATTATGAAAACAGAACATCACGAAGATTTTACTTTAAGTTATAATCTTACTGACGACATCATAAAAGAATTATCGGGCAAAGAGTTTTCAACGGGAGCCGTCATCAGCGGAGCGTTGACCGCGGTTCTTTATAGATTGATGCTTGGATCCGAAGACCCTCAGACAGTCTATGGAACGATTGCGGGAGCAATGGGACACGCCGCAATGCGGATGGAAATCGGCGAAGAAATATTTAAAGATGGCCCCAGTGATGAATTTCATTAAATAATTTTATTAACTAGGGGTTGACATACTCCCATACAGTTGCTAGATACCAAGAACGGCAACTTATGAGGAGTATCAAATGCCAAACCATTGTTATCAACAAGTCCACATTCGCGGACCACGGGAAATCGTCAAAGAGATTTACGAACACCTTGAACTAGCAAACCCTGTGTTCTGTCAGTTAATCAAACCCATGCCTTTTGATACGTTTGTCAAACCTAGAATTAAATTACCATCTCATCACCCGCTTAACATTGGAACAGATGGTCTGGCTCAATGTTCTACTCCCGCATGGTACGATTGGCGGTGCGATAACTGGGGTACTAAGTGGGACGTATGTAACGTCGAAATAATGGATGAGGGATTTACAGACATTGGCAACCCTCTTGAAGATGATTGCGAGGGAGAGTTTGCTTTTAACTGTTGGACAGCGTGGTCACCACCGATTCCGGTTTGGAGCCATCTCGTTGATCTAGGTATCAAAGTAGATGCCGACTACCAAGACGAGGGCGGCATGTTTGAAGGTCGNTACGTCAACGGTGATGACGAGTGTTGGGAACCAATCGAAGAGGGGGACGATGAAGATGCCTGAACTTGAAGGGTGGTTTGAAACAGAGAACGGAATTGAGCCGTTCCTCATCGAAGCTTCATCTCTATTAAAAGCAATTCTAGAAATGATCGATCACAACGAAGACTTTGGACACACGGACATGGAAACCACTTGGGACGGCGAAGACGTAACTAAGCAAGTGTGTGATCTGGCAGAACGTATTTATTTTTCAAGGAAGGGCAAAGAATGCACAAAGTAGATCCAATCCAGATTATGTTGAGCGATATCTTTGATAAGGTGTTTTACAACAGAGAGCCAAGCCACAAGGTTTGCGAAGACTGCGACGGAGTTGGATGGGTTGAGGCGGAGATTGCTCGACCACAAGGCTTTGACAGAGACGTAGGGTATTTGGATACCAGACGTGTGGAGTGTGAAGAGTGCGGTGGCACTGGATTAGTGGAGGATGAAGATGAGTAGCAAGAGAAAAGGCATGACCTCCTACATTCGAGATCTTGTGCTTATGTGGCGAGGAGCAAATCGAGAGTTTAATTTAGAGTTTCCTATAGATCATAATCACTCTTCAGACCTTGCAAACGTCATAGCTCGAAACATGCAGTTTTTTGATTGCTCCATCATATTCGATTACGTTTTTGACAATGTTGAAGAAATGTATCCAGATGAAGACGTGCCGCCATCTACCGATGCAGTATTGCCCGCTGACAATGTAGGGCTTTATGTGGACAGTTCTGGGGTAAATTATGAACTGTTCTTTTATTGCATTCCCGTGTTAGGCGGCGCTGATTCAAATGATGAAGAATACTATCGACGCCATTATAATATTTACAGTGTTGCAGAATTTGATCGCGATAACTTTATAGTCGGGGAATATATGCTTGTGCCTCATCACGTCGGGCAAGTATGTGTTGCTTTAAACGGAGACTGTGTTTTTGATCACGGACTTGATTATATAAAAATGTCGGGAGCAGAAAAGGACGTTATGGACAAAGGCCTGAGAATAGTTTGCGGTATGCTGCAAACCATTAATACGCCTCGACTAGTTGTGCCGACCCGACAAAAGGTACACCAGTTCCACAAAGACAAACTTAAAAAGTCTTTGGGTAATTTTATACCTGACGCATGGAACATCGTCACATGGAATGTAGACGAACCCGTTAAATCAAAAGAACACGAAGAAGGGACAGGCGCTCGTTTGCCGCTACACTTCCGTCGCGGTTATTCACGGAAAGCTGAAAAACATTGGACAGCGGCGTACTGGAGCACCATCCGCAACCGTTACGAACAATATATTCACGGATACGAAGCGGGACACCCCGCATTCGGTGTCAAAAAGAATTATCACCTACCACGAAAGGACGTATAATGATCGACGATAGAATTTGTATTTATTATGTGGCTGACCGCGTTCAAGAGATTCGGGACGGCGAAGCTAAAGCTGAAGAATTTTTGCGAGAACTCAACCATAATATAGGCGTCAATGCCCGCATAAAACGCAACGACCCTGACGCATTTGTGGCAGACTTACCGCCAATAGATCCGCCAAGGAAAAAGGGGAGAAAGAAACAATGATAAAATACTTCACGTTCATGGTGCTCAGTTACTTTGTCCAAGGTGAACAAGTAACCCATAATATCGTCTTTCCAAGCTATGACGCCTGTAGCTACTCCAAAGACGCAATGTACAATATCATGGAAAAACACCACGATACCGTTATGATAAGTTGTAAAGGCACTCAGGTTGCCTCCAATAAATTAATCAAACCAAGGGAACGACCATGAAAGACAGAACGAACGAAAGATGGACAGAAGCCCAAAAAGAATGGATGGGCTATAAACGGCGAATGGCTGTATTCGATAAAGAGAATGTAAGCCTGTCCAAACCCCCTTGGGAAAAAGAAGCCTTGGATGAGGAGAAAGACCATAATGGGTGACGAAACACTAAGTCCCGCACATAAATTCGAATACAGATTTCTTAAACAGCAAGTCGATAACCTCGAAACTGAACGCTATCGATATGACGCTCGACCCAATATAGAGCGGGACTTAAACCAAGCCCGCAACGAACTTAAAGAATTTGTCAGAAAGCTACGAACCAATGGAATACAAATATGAACGACGACCCGC